GTTTTATAGAAGCTCAGGAGAAACATGTCTAGACGATTCCGACTTGGAGATATCCGTTCGACTGGTGTCGCAGAATACGCGTCCACCCCAGTTCGTGCCGATGCCTCACCTACCACCAACCCACCACCAACCGCAGCCCCGGCTTCTCTGACTTCTACAGACTCTCATACCATGGCCCCACCCAACCAGCTGACCTTCGACCTGTCTGGCGTCATCTTCACCGGCTCCCCCCCCGCATGGCTCCTGCAGTACCGCGGCTTCGAGAAACACATGGTCACCATGCTCATGCTCAAGAGCGGCGTCCGTACGTATCCCAGGTTCGACGATTTCATCAGTGCTCTGGTCTCCACGATGGCGCTCATGGGAATCGTTCCACAAACGTCCCTGACCGACGGTGAAGTCATCCTCATGCGGTACGCTAACGCTGAAACACTCCCCGAACCCGAAGAGACCACCAGGCAATGGGGAGATAGCCCAGAAGCTGAGCTCGCCAATGAGGGATACGGTAACGACGAGATCGACAACACCCCCCAGCTTCAAGCCCCTCTCATCTCCGGACCGCCCCAGACCTATGCCGCCGCCGCAGCTCCCCCGTCGCTCCAGCAGTCAACCGTTCCCCTGATCTCCGCTACCCCGTCACCTGCTCTGTCCCGCTCCTCATCAGTCGCATCCCTGACCTCAATCCCCGCCTGCTCGCCCGCTCCTTCATCCCTGCCCTCAATCCTCACCATGCAGACACGTCCGCCCTCCCCCTCATCCAAGTCCCACCAGCCACGCGTCACGCTCCCCGAAAGACGTCCCACCCGCCGTCCTGAGCATATCGCCAATGATGAGGACTACAATCGTTCGCGCGCCGGCTACGCCCAGGGCAAACCCTCCCATTCACCAATGTACGGTAGTGGACGTGAGAGTCACTTTGAAGAGGCGTTTTTCGCAGCCTACCCCCATTCCGTCGACGGTAGATGGCACAAGTTCTCGGCATCGATCGTGGTACTGGCTGACCCCAATGAAGACCCGGCCCTGCTGACGCTGCATTCCCTGGAACGTGAGGAAGGTGCACAGGAAACGTACATCATGCGAACGTCCGCAGCCTTTGCCGTTGCCAGAGTGAGAGTGATGCGATTGCGCCCCACCATGTCAGTCCATGACGTGCACGACATGCTCGCAGGTCATCCCGTGGTGTCAATCACCGGCAGAGCGTGCGCATACATGGTCAGACACAAACTGACAGACGGTGTGTTCAGCAAACAATTCCGTCGTATCGTCATGGGAATCGACCCAGTCATGATACGCCACGGCACTCAGGCCCTATCACTCTTCGCCATCCTAACGGACCACCGCCTTGACCACGCTCACACTCACGCTGCCATGTCCCTCCGCCTAGCGATGCAGTTCGTAGAGTCCCCGCTATACGACGCCCAACGTTCGTGGCTGAAAGCCCACGCCCCGGCCACCATTCACTGCGCCGCCACTAGCGACTCCAACGCCGATTCCACCCTCAGCGCCATCTACCGTTCTGACTCCACCCCGCGCGATCAACCCACGCCCGGTGACTCCACCATCTCCCAACTGACAGCATCCAACCAGGAACTCCAGATACAGATCACTGCTCTAACCACCACGAATAACATCCAAGCCCGTGCCATCGCCGAACTCAAAGCCTGTGTACGTCCGCACTCGACCGATACCCACCATGCTCTCTCCAAGTACGCTCTGGCCCACACATGCATCAACACACAAGAGCTTCCCTTACTGACATCCCTGCTCGGAGAAGACACCGCCACTGCAATCCAGACTGCCAGAGAACGCGCTAAAGACATCGCGAAACGTACCCTGACTGAACGCGTCGCAGAACCCCTGCGTGTCATGAATGCCTCCCTTGAAGCCGAACTCACCCACGAACGTGCGCATTCATCAGAACTTCGCGCAACCCTTGCCATCCTGGAAACCGACCTCAACACCGCTGCCAGAGAACGAGACGCCCACGCCCATATGATAACATCACTCCAAAGTGAAATCACGGAGCTGCGCCAAGAGAGACTCACCGTAATCACTTCCGAGCGTACTGACGTCGCCCTACTCGAACAACGCGTCACCGATGCCGAACGCCATGCCGTCGCCCAACACCAATCGCTGCCCCTGCTGTACGGCTCCGTCTCCCTAGAGCTACCCCCGTCGCCCACCGAGGATGAACTGCTGACATCCGTCGCCCCCGCCGATCTGTGGGACTAATCGTTCGGACCCGATTAGGATACGTCTTCCATGCCCTTCCCCTGCTTCTATCCTAATCATC